CAATGCTGTAATAGTTCCAAGTACATTAGAAACAGTTATTGTAGGTCTTGGTAAAGTACCTCTTCCAGAATACTCAAATCCTTCAGCAGCAATCGGAAACTTATCATATGTATTACCTTGCCAAATAATAGAAGCGTTACTGTTCATGCCAACACCAGAGTGAAATCTTGTTACATCTGTAGAGCCATGCAATGCAGAAACTAAAGTCAGAGTATATAACTCAATAATAGATTTATTTGTTAATGATTGTAGTTCTGCTGTAGGTAATCCCATTACGGTTCAAATACCTCTCTAAAAGTGCAGTTCAAAATTGCTCTGTTGTTATATGGTATGGTCTTTGTCCAAGATTGACAAACATATTTACCAGCACCAGATAAAGTTACAGAAACATTACCGCTGTTTGTTGCAGAACTAGCTGCTATAACTGTAAATGTATTTTGATCTGCTGCTGTAGCTATCGCAAAATCTCCGTCTGTTGCAGAACCAGTAGTGTAATCAATGGTCACTACATCACCAATAGCAAGACCATGATTAGTAATGGTTATGGTAACAGTAGTTCCACTCTGACTATAAGTTCCTGTTTTTGTGCCACCTTCTGCTGGTGGTGTAAATGTAAAACTTGCCTGATCGTTTACTCTACTTCTTAAAAATGCTTCAATAACATCTGCGTCTGTCTCTGATACGTTGAAAGTTAAATCATAAATTTTTGGATCTTGTGTCAAAGGCAGCCCAAACAATGCCCTAAACTCATACCCATCACCAAGTCTTGTTGACCTTATTCTTGGTGCGCTTGTTTTTCTCATCCCATAAGTAGGCTGAATAGAAGGAAAAGTTGCCATTTATCTAGAAAGTAAACCTCCTGCACGTTTTTCTTTTACAAGCTGTGCTTGTACAGCAGCACCAATAACAGCCCCAAGTGCCTGTGCATCTGCGTTGTTACCAGAAACAGAAGAACCAGAAGCGTCTACATTTACTGTAACCATATTTGTTACGTTGTCACCTTTTCCTACGCTTGGAAGAATAGTACCTGATCTGCGAGGAACAAATAACTCAGGCTGACGCTCTCCAACAATGTAAGGTTGTCCAGCTTTAACAGGGCCACCATTTGCTCTGAATAGTCCACCTAAAATACCACCCAAGAAACCACCAATACCTTTTCTTTTACCACCAGAAGCAGAAGCTCCAAAGTTCTCACCAAAATTACCGAGGATTTTATCAATCTGTGCATCAATAATTTTATCTCTAATTCTATTTAATACATTGGTCATGGCCTGTCCAAAAGATTGTGCACCTGTAATTGCTTCTCTTAAATTATTCTTTATACTGCTTTCAATTTCTTCTCCTACAGCGGTCATTTTTTCCTTAAGTTTTTTTGCAGCTTCTTCATTTTTTTTAATTAAATCTTCTTGTTCTTTTAATTTGTCATTTTGATTATTTATCTCCTTGCTTATTTTTCTATGTTCATCCAATTTAGCCTTTATTGGAGCTATTGATTCATTAACTGTTTGAAGTTGTCTTTGTAAAGATTGCAATGACTTTTTATTACTACTTTCTTGTGCTTTACTTATTCTTTGTAGTAATTTTTGTCTTTCAATAAATAATCTATTAAATTCACTTTTTAAAGCTTGTTCATCACCTTTTTTTAAAGCTTTATTAAAATCTCTTTGCTTTTGTGTAGCTTTAATTATTGCAGTTGTAAATATACCAGCAGCAGTTGCTATTGCTACAAATGGTATTGCGTTTAATGCAATAGTAGCTATACCACCAGCAGCAGCTACTTTTATCAGACCAGCACTTATAAGTGGTAACGCTACTGTAACTCCCTTCGCAGCTAAAGCTATACCAGAAAAAATTGCTATTGTGCCAGATAAAGGCGAATTAATAAAATCATTAACAGCTTTTAACAGTGCTGTTAAAGTTTTTGTAACTGCAATTAATGCAGGTTCTAATGTTTTTCCTAGTGTTTCTGAAAAATCTCTAAATGCTTCACCTAATGTATCAACATTACCTGCAAATCCCTCTGCAGCAGCTTGTGCAAGTTTATTATAACTTTCCTCAACAATACTTAAAATCATGGCATGTGCTTCAGCAGTTTTATTGGTTTTCATTAACTCTTTAATTACTTCTGTCTGTTGTTTTGTAAAAGCAATACCAGAACGATTTAAGTTTGATAAATTTCTTTCAGGGTCTTGCAATGCTTTTGCTAATTGCATAAATGATGTGCTGACATCAACTTGGTTTACCTGTGCAATATCTGCTGCTGCTTGAGCAACTCTTGAATATGAATCAACTCCTATTTTTCTAAAACTTGTTAATAAATTAAAGCCTCTTGTAAATTCTTCTTGGTTAAATAAAGTCTGATTACCTAACCTGTCCGCTGCTTTTTGTAGTTCATCTAAAGCAGCCGTACCTTCACCTAAATTTTTTAAACCTTGAGTTAAAATCGCAATATCTCTTTCTCTAGCTGTAAAAGTGCCTATTGCATTACCGACAGTAGCAAAAGCAGCACCCACAGTTAATAATGGACCAAGTGATGCAGCTAATGAAGCACCCAATCCTTTTGCTGCAGTTGATGCTGCTGTTAAGGATGCTGTAGCTCCATTTGCTGATTTTGATAATGCTCTTGTTGCTTGCGAAGTTCTATTTAAGGAAGATATTGCATTTCTTGCTTCAACTCTTAAGGTAACTATACTTTCAGCCACTAAATTTACAAAAAGACATTTCTTCTATATTACCTGTTTTTTGCCCCTTGACGATTTTTTTCTTCTCTTTCGTATTTTACTTCATAATATGCAGCCCAACAAACAAGCTCCTCTTCTGTAATAAGTTTTCTTAATTCGTTTAATGTCTTTCCAAGTTCTGTTGCGAGAAAAAACTCAAAATTTAACCAGTTATCTCGCTTTAATCTTTTTTTGCTGTGTCAATATCTAAATTTATTTCAAACAAAAACAATTCAATTTCATTTAAAACTTTTTCTGGTAAAAATCTTTTTAAATTTTCAGCATCTGCAGAATGAAAAGCTTTTGTGCCATCTTCATTCTGTGCAAGTTGACAAAGTAATCTAGTAGATATTGCTAGTGCATCATCAGTGCCAGTTGCAGCTTGTGCTTGCATTCTGTCAAATCTAGTTAAAGGTGGAAAATATAATTCTTTTAAAAGTTCACCATTTGGCTTTTTTAGTTCATACTTTCTTCTGTTACTCATTACCTCGCTGAAAGCTTCGGTAATAAGATCAACTGTCCTTTTTGCTGGCATATGTATTTATATAATTACTTTAATTTACTATATATCTGATGTTATGGCACCTGTTGCTTGGAAACTGATATTTATTTCTTGGATTTCGCCAAGTGTTGCTCCATATTCAGCGTTTGTAATGATTCCAGAAAAACCAAATTTCTTGGCACTTGCTGAACTATCAGGGAACAGTTCAAACAATGCGTCACCAGCATCACCTGTTGTTAGTACATCTTCAACAAATGCTAGGTAATCTGAGTTGCCAGCGTTGTCATAAATAAGAGTTGCTGAACCTTCGCCAGATATAAGACCACCAACAAAAGTTTTTGCTGTATTACCCATTATTGTGGTTTCTTGAGTGTCTTTTGTAATTGATAAAGACCAATTTCTTAGACCTGATATATCAGCTTCTGTTCCAGCAGCGTTATGGAACAT